ATCCGAGTAGGATGACTCTGTAAGGGTTCAAAGGTCATAGTAGCTCTAAATACTTAGGGAAATCGAGTGAGCAGATGCTATCTACACAATACCGACTTAAACTAGAATTTATTTGTAAATGTATTGCTAATGGAGAAGAAGTCAAACTAGACGATATGGTTTGGGCACAGAAACTTGCTAAAGCAAATACATCTGCTAATGAGATGTTGAAGATGGCACGTCGCCAACATGCACAACAGATTGAAGAAGGAAGTACAGATGATTTTTTGAATAGGATGGGTTTAGGTGATCCCGATCCATCCAATCACAAAAAGGGATTTAAAGACGCCGACGATATTAAGAATTGGTTTCACCAAGACAAACCTGATGATTGGAGACAACGTGACTAAGAAACAATATAAACAACTGCTACTGGACCACTTCACAGAGCAGTTGGATAAACTCACAGCAAAAGAACTCAAAGAACTTGCTGCGAGACACACATGAAGGATTATGTCTGTATCCCCACTTGGGACCCTATTTTTGAGATGATGCGCTATCATTGGGTTCACAAGTCAGAAAAAGATCCTGAGCAATTCGTGAAAAATCTTAACCCAGAGCAAGAAGTGCTATGAAACAACTTTTTTTAGTTCCTGCTGGCGATGGTAGATGTATCACTCATGATGGACACGTTCAAATGGGTAGTTTTAATCACTCAGTAGAGAAGCATCTTGAGTTATGTCCTGATCAAGATTGGCAAGTAACATACTGGATGCCTGATCCTCTAGGGTTGAGATACAAAAGAGCAAACTATCAACATACTATGAAAGCAAACGAAGGTTCTGCTAGAACTGACAATGCTGGTGATAGTCGTCCTAGAGACTTTCCAGATCAAGCATCAAATCGATTAGAACGAACATTATAAAAATAAAGCAAATGCAAGCAGTAATTTACACGAACGGTAGTCAGGAATGTGAGCGTATGGCATCTTTGCTTAAATCTTTGGGTGGAGAATTTTTAGAATACAAACTTAATTGTCATTTTACACAAAGAGCATTTGAAGCAGAATTTGGTGTTAATGCAACATATCCTCAAGTATCTCTAGGGACAAAACATGTAGGTGACATGAAGGAAACCCTACACCATCTTAAGAAACAAGGTATGTTTACTTAATCTAAATATTAGGAGATACGCCAAAACACATGAATTTGGAATATATTCTAACTCAAGGATATGTTTTTCTAGAAGGTAGTGTTGTGCGTATGTATTTTGTGCAAGGCATTCCATATACTTTTGATGAACTTCCTAAAATAATTCAAGATCATCCTTCAATTCAAACTGAAGCATTGAAAGGTCATGATTGGGATATGGACATGTTATATACATGGTCTTCATATTTGATGGAAGAAGAACTACATCCATTGGTGTTTGATATTAAAGTAGACAACCCAGAGCTCCTACCACAAGATGATTAATCAATTTTATGATTGGTTTGAGGGTAAATTTGATAATAAAATTCAAGCATTCTCCTACCCATCAAAGTTCGCATACATAATAGTACGTCATAAGAAACTCAGTGAAGATGGGTTATTTTATGGTGAACAAGCATATTTCAACACATTAAATAAACCTTATCGTCAATTTGTGATGTCAGTTACAAATCGAATTGGTGGTAATAGTATTATAGTTCGTAATTACGAATTACAAGAAAAACAAAAATTTTGTGGATTTAGAAATACTGACTTATTGTTTAACAGTAGGGAGTTGACATATAAACATGGATGTGATACAATATTCACATGGAAATCTGAAGCAAACCAATTTATTGGTGAAATCGAACCAGGATGCTCTTGTGCAGTTCCTTGGGGTAATAAAAATACTTACCTCAAAAATGCTGCAGCACTAGGAGAAGACTGGTATCATGTAACAGACCAAGGATTCGATATCGACACTCACGAACAAGTTTGGGGTACAAAACATGGGCAGTTCCAGTTCAAACGATCACTTAAGCATATATGACTTTGGGGGTCTTGACAGACACCCTGTTAATGTGTTAAGATTGATCAGTGAACTTGAAGGATCTTCCCAACTCCTTAAATATATGGGATTTGAGGAAGATATGAACACACTTAACGAAATGAAAAAAAGATACTATAAACTTTATTTCAAGTTAAACAAAGAACATAATGCCAGTGTAGCTCAGGGGTAGAGCAGGGTACTTGTAATACTCAGGTCGGGCGTTCAAATCGTCTCACTGGCTTCAGGGGAGTACAAAAGATCTGCATTTAGAAGCAGCGCCCCTATAAATCTGCCTGAGTGGTGGAATGGTAGACACGCAAGTCTTAGGAACTTGTGTCGCAAGACGTGAAGGTTCAAGTCCTTTCTCAGGCATAATATGAAAAAACATACAAAATACATTATTGAGTACGAAAATGTTTTAGAAGATGGTGTTATTGATGACATCATGAAAGCATTTGATTCTATTCGAGGTCGCAGACTGCTGAAAGGTGAGCGAAATAAAGATAGAAAAAACTATGCCCATTATCTGGGTATGTGGAAAAATGATCCATATTTGTACTATACTGAAAGAAAAATTTCTCAATATGGGGAATATTGGTTAGGAAGATATAGAGAAGATTGTCCTGAAATTGAGTACTCAATGATGAGTGAATATCCAATTTTAGAAAATTTTGTCTATAGATACTACGAGACAGGAGATCAATACAATTGGCATGTCGATAAATCTCATACCGACATACAGTTAAAAATTTCTTTACTACTATTTTTAAACGATGATTTTGAAGGCGGTGAACTTGCTTTTGTAAATGATAATTTAAAAATTAAACCTAAGAAAGGAAGCGTGGTGTTTTTCCCATGTGGTCCTTATTTCTTGCATTCATCCACACCAATACTTGAAGGTAATAAACATGTTGTCTGGAACTGTTATGGACAAAAAGCTACACCCCCTGATAAAACATACTTCTGAAGTAGTTCTCAATAAATGGCAAACTAATATTCCAGACATGAAAAAGTTGGATATTGGTGAAGAATTTGAATATATCGAACGTGAAGATGTAGTTATCAAAAATTATGTGTGGGAATCTGAAAGATTTCGTAAAATTCATCTTGAAATTGCTCAGATGTCTATTGGGTTAGACATTATGCATGTTAATATGTACCCTAGATTTGAATATAATCTTCCTATTTTTGGTGCAGATATTGTTGCAACGGAAAAAAGTGTTGGTGCGGCAATTATTGATTTATCTCCATTAGGTAAAAACTTACCTGAAGATTATAAAATGCTGCAGATGTTTTATACACCTTTTAATGAAGTTAGACAAATTCCTGAATGGGGTGACGTTTTTTCTAAATATTGTGTTTTTGTTCGTCCTGAAAAGCAAGAGTTTGAACAATTTGTTGCTATTACTGACAGTTACTTGACATGTCATTTAAAATTGTCAGAAAATAGACAAGCAAATGTAGATAATATTCAGAAAAATCACGATCAGCAACAATATTATTGCGATCAACAACAAAAGAACGATAAAACTCGAAAAATACTACATAAACTGTTCGGTGAACCATTTGGAGACCGATACTTGAGTGAAATGTTATTTGATTGCCCAGCGGTATAAATAAAGCAAGAGAAAACGACCGAATAGGCTTGGGTAATTATGCCTCTAACTAGACTTGATAACCTGTATTCAAGTAAAACTGGTAAGTATCTGTACGTATCACCAGATGACTTCAATGCAACGGATGAATTAGATAACAGGGGCAACAGTCCTCTGCGTCCGTTTAAGACGATCCAAAGAGCGTTTATCGAAGTATCTCGATATTCGTATCTTCCAGGAAGCAATAACGATAGGTTTGACCAGTTCAGCATCATGCTGATGCCTGGTAACCATTATATTGATAACCGTCCTGGTCTTGTGACTGAGAATGTCGTTGAGGCACGATATTTTGATGCTGCAAACTTAATTAACGCAAACCGCCAAGAAATCATTGATTGGGCAGTTGCACAGGTGCCTGTTGAGCACCCTGATTTTTATTATCCAGGCGATCCACAAACAGGAGAGTGGTCTCGCTATAAGGATGCATTTAGACTCATCCAAAAAAACCGTGGAGAAATTATTGACCGTGCAGTAGCAGAAGTTACTGTAGATCATCCTGATTTCTTCTTCCCAGGAGATTCACAAACTGATACTGGTTCTAGATATGCTGATGCATATCGCATGATCCAAAAAAACAAGAGTCAAATCTCTCAGGATGCATTCAACTTTATGAATGCAAACAACCCACCTTCTCCATTGCCTAGTGGGTATAATTCATCCTGTGTTCGTGACATTAAGCATATGATGGATGCTGTCACTTTGGATGTATTCCAGGGTGAAGGAAATGTTCACACTAGGAATTTCATTAAGCAATACTTTAATAGTGAAGGTACTGACTGGGTAGGTCCGAAAAAGTTCTATACACCCACTAATGCGACATATAATCCCGCATCTGGTGAAGTTGTAGTTACTTTCCCACAGTCACATAGTCTCACTACAGGTGAAAGGATCTATATCAAGGAAGGTGGTCTGTCCTTTACTTGTGATATGGATGGAAATCAGGCAGTTAAGTCATATCCACGTCGTGGTGAAGATCCTTATGCAATCAAAGGATTCACTATTACAGCAACAACTGCAGATACTATTACATTCCTGGCAGGTGCTGCAGGTACTAATAAAACTTGGACACCTTCAAGCGCAGTTTATAATGCAGCAACTGGAGATTTAACTCTAAGTCTTGGTCAGCATGGTCTTGCTGTTGGTAAGCATGTTGTATTGGAAGATAATTCTTTTACATACACATGTGATCAAGATGGAAATACTGTACAAAAAACATACCCACGTCCTGGTGTTGATCCTTATGCTGGAAAATCAATTGAGATTACTAGCGTATCGTCTGCAACTGCAACTGCAACCGCTGCATTGTATACAGCATCATCTGGTGATATTGAACTTACTATCGCAAATCACGGTTTCCAGGATGGAGACTATATTCTAGTTACTGACAACTCATTGCAGTTTACTTGTGACTTGGATAGTAATACATCTGTAAAATCATATCCTAGACCCCAATATGACTATCCATCAGGCAGATGGATGGAAGTTAGCAATACAACTACTAATACCTTTACGATTAATGTTGGTCCTTCCAGTTACACAGGAAACCACACCTTTGCTGGTGCTACTGCTGATGGTATTCTGCATCAGACTGGTGATATCACTATCAACGTTGGTGATGGTGGTAGTGCATCTGGTTCTGTCCATCAATTTGTCTCAGCAACTGCTGGTGCTGTCAAGTTTGAACCCAATACAACTCATCAGTTTGATAGCGCACTAGAAGGTGCTATTGAAAGTGATACGGTAGGTCTTCGTGGTGAAGAATCCCATGCACTAACTGCATTTAGTAAGGCAGTCAAGTACATGAAACTTGCTATTACTAATAACTATGTTTCTACATCTAGTCCTGGTACAGAGTATCAAGATTTCTCGGTAACACCTGATCCTAATACTTCTGACAACACTGATCTTACTTCTTGTTCTGACGTACAGACATATATTGATAACCTCTATTCTGTTATTGATAGTGTTTTCTCGAATTCAGATCTTCAATTAAGAAACGGTCTGTTTGATCTGAGTAATGTTCTGCCTGCAGAAGTTACTACTACTAAACTTGGTCCAGGTGAACTCAAGTGTAAGCGTGACGTTGGTCAATTCGTAGACTATTTGGGTCTCGACGTTCATGCTGTAGGTGGTAATGTCTACACTAGAAAACTTCTACAAAATTACTTTGATGCATCTGGTAACAACTGGGTAACTGATGGTCTGCAAGGAGAAGTAGCACAGTCTCGTACTGTTTTTTCTAAAGCAATCGAACAGATGCTTCTTGCAATTACTAATCAATTGCATGCTTATAAAGATACAACAATTACTGCTGGTTTCTCTACTTTTGGTCAAGGTCCTGTTATTCAGGAAAATCTTCTATCTGGTAATCCTGCAGCATGTGCTGATGTCCAAACACTTATTAATAATCTAGGTGCTATTGTTGATCAGGTTATTAGTGACGAAAATCTAAGTAATCTACCCGAAGAAACTCAATCAGCAATTCAAAATGCTGGCGAAGCAAAATGTAAGCGTGATGCTGGTATTATTATTGATGCGTTGGTTTCTGATATCAGATCTGATGGTAATGCAAACATCATTACATCTGCTAAAGCATACTTCGACAGATTTGGAGTTCCTATCACTAATGGTCTCCTAGGTGAGCAGAACGAATCAATTACGGTATTCAATGCAATTGCTGACCATGCAAAATTGGCAGTTTCTAACAGACTACTTTCTAAGGATCTGACTATTTCTTATGGTCCTGCTTATGCAAATGCAAATACAGCAGATGTTCCTTACAGTGGATCTGGTAATCCTGCTGTATGTCAAGATGTACAAGCATCTATCTCTACACTTATTCAGATTGTAGTTGATACTATTCAAGCAGGTAATCTAGACAGTCTTGCAGCAATTAAAGTTACTGGTGTTCTTCCTTCCTTTAACTATAACAGAGCTCTAGAAGAATGGCAGGACAACTCGATTGTTGATCTTTCCAATGCAGACAACGTTCTTTATAAGTTTAACGCTGCTAAGGGTGGTGCTATCGTCCCTAGAGGATGTTCTTTGATTGGTTATGACCTGAGACGTACTGTTGTTCGTCCTCTATATGTTCCCGATCCTGCTGATACTACACAACCAAGAACATCTATCTTCAATCTAACTGGTGGTTGTTACTTGTGGCAGTTCACTATTAAAGATGGTGATCTATCCGCACAATCTCCATTGTATGATGCTAGCGCAGGTGTTGGTAAAGTTTACTATCAGAATGGCAATACTTCACTTGCAATTCCTGAGTATTCTCACCATAAAATCTGCATCATGGAGTATGCAGACAGATCTGATCTTGACAACTACTACGAAAAAGTAGGTAAGGCATTCCAGCAGTTCCAACAATCTATTGATGATGGTGGTCTGCAATCCCTGGTACAAGAAAACAGAATTGTTGGTCCTCTATCTGATAGTAGAACTATTGAGAGCATCAAAATTGATGACTTTGCTACATTTAGTGGAACACTTAACAATACAGAGACAATTAGCAATGTCACTAATGCTGATGAACTGAAGGTAGGATTTGAGATCACTACTACTGATGTTAGCGTTACGATTGAACCTAATACTACTGTTGCTAATATTTCTGGTACTACAGTTACTCTAAGCAAACCAGTTGTCGGCAGTGGCGTTAAGTCAATGAAGGCATCTTTTGGTTATGTTACTGCAACAGTAACAACCAAAATTGATCATGGTTACTTTGAAGGTCAATATGTTGCTATCATTAACTCTGGACTATCTGACGAAATCAACGGTACTTTCAAAGTTATTGAGATCAACCAGGTTAATCCTAAGATCTTTAAGTATGAAGTCTATGGTAAGACTGCAGCTTCGCTATCTTTAGTCTCTGGACAGACATATCTGTCAGGTGAAGTCGGCGGAGTTAGCACAAACGCGGTAGTTCTTGCGGAAATTGACTCTGTTGAGTCCGCATCTCCTTACGTGTTTAACTGCTCGATCCGCTCCACTTGGGGTCAATGCGGAATGTGGGCGGATGGATCTAAGGCAACTGGATTCAAGTCAATGGTCGTAGCTCAATATACGGGAGTTAGCCTTCAGAAAGACGATCGTGCTTACATTCGTTACGACAGATTTACTAATACTTGGAACCAAGCATCACTTACTGACGCATTTGCTACTGTTCCTTATCACACTAAAGGTGATGCATATTGGAAAGATGACTGGAGAAACTTCCACATTCGCGCATCGGATGACTCATTCATTCAGTGCGTCTCGGTCTTCGCTGTTGGTTTCTTCGATCACTTCCTAATGGAAAGTGGTGGCGATATGTCCATCACGAACTCTAACTCTAACTTTGGTAATACATCACTTCACTCTATTGGTTACAAAGGTTTTGCTTTCAACCAAGATAAAGGTGGTTACGTTACTGACATTATTCCTCCAGCAACTATTAGTGCTAGTGAAGTAGAAATCAACCAGTGGTATACACTTGACGTTGATGCATCTAACTCTAGAACTAACCATACAAGACTTTATATTGCTGGTGATGACATCAGTGATCCTGAGAAGAAACCTGCTACATCTATTAATGGATTTAGACTTGGTGCTAGATCTGGTGAGCAACTACTTGTCAACCTTGATCGTTATGCAACAGAACCTACTGGTCCTAATGAATTCTCGGCACAACTAGAACCAAGTGGATTTAAAACTTGGACAGTTGGTGTAGAAACACTAACACCTGCTTCTGCTAATATTAATAATAGCGCACAAGATGCTGCTAATAGAATTGAAGATAATAAAGAATTTATCCAATCTGAAGCATATCAGTATATTATTGAAAAGAATCCTGGTCTTCTGACAAAAGCAGGCATTACTATTTCTAAATGTGAAAGAGACATTGGATATTTTGTTGATGCTGTAGTTAATGACTTGCGTCTAACAGGTAATATCAATAGTATTCAGGCAGCAGAAGGTTATTATATTGCTGGTACACTTGCATATATCTCTAATGAGTTGAACGAAACAATTGATGCTCTTGAATATGTCAAGACTATCATGATCGCAGCAATGCGTAACTTCGACTTTGTTGTTAGAGGTTGTGCGGTATTTGATAATAGTGCAATCGTAAATGTTCCTACTACTCAGGGCATTATGGTTGGTATGAGTGTAGCAGAATATTCTGCTGGATCCTTTACTGGATCAACTCTCAATCCTGGTGCTGTTCCTACTGCTAATATTCCTCTAGACACTGTAGTCAAACGTATCATTAGCAGTACCCAAATTGAATTGGGAACTCAAAATTCGGCACTTAATAATGGATTCTCCCAAGCAGCTGCTGGTGATTCTCCTAATGCTATTCTGTGGTTCAGTACTGCTTCAGGTACATGGACAAATATAGCACCAACCACCGACACTACTATTACTCCATACAATGAAGTTGATGGTAATGGTGATCCTCTTCCTGAGTGTGTTGGAATTGCAACTCTAATTGAAGGTTACTTCGAGCAAGTATTCCTGGTACTTAACAATGGTTACACCGATTTGGGTGGTACTGAAGTTGATGCCCACAATGCTATTATTTCTAATAAGCGATTTATTGCTACTGAAGCAGTAGAGCGTGTTGCAACTGATGCTACTTATTCTGGCACAAAATTGGGTCAGGGACTGCTAGCATCCACTGGTGAAACTATTGAAGATGCTTGTATTGATGACGTTGAGACTGTTCTAAATGAAATTGCATTCGATATTAAATTCGGTGGTAACAGTAGAACATGGGATGCAGCAAATCTGTATAAGTCATCTGCATCTGTTATCGGTGAAGAAGCAGAATCTATTGCAGTATTCAATATTGCTAGAGATCTTGCAATCGCAGCAATGCGCCAAGAGACAATCACTGTTCAAGGAACACATGGTCTGACACAAGTTATTGACTCACAAGTTCCTCCTGACTATGATCAGAATGGTGTTCTTGAGAACCCACTATGTGCAGGTATTGCGAACCAGATTACTACATCGATTGCATTAATTACCTCTGGTATTAATAATGGTTCTCTTGGTAACAAGACAATGCCTATCATTAGTAGCATTACTAAGGTAGAACCAACATTGAATGCTGGTGCATTGGCATCGAGAGCAACATTGTTTAGTCTTGCTACAGGAACATTCCTTGGCAATCCTAATCCACATAACCTAGAATCTGGTACTGCTGTTAGACTTGTACCTAGAGCAAAAGCAGGTAGAAATCCTGATAAGCGTCTGATTAGACTGCCCAAAGGATTTGATACAAATACCAAGTACTATGTCATTGCTCCTGGCAGAAATCTTTATCCAGAAAACTTCGCAAACCAAAGCAATGTTGTTACAGTAACAGAAGCATCTGGTACATCTTTCAGTACTCCTGATGCTACTCGCGCTAGTGCAGCAGGTCTTTATCGTTCTGTTATTGCACAACCTAAGGAAGATACTAACACAAATGTTAATGCAACTTATACTGCATTAGCATCTGGTACTGGACTTAAGTTTGATATTGTAGTCAATTCTGATGGTAGTATTCAAGCAATTACAGGTAACGCTGGTGATTCTAAGATTGTAGATCCTGGTTCTAGATATCAGAATGGAGACCTTGTTGTCATCAGTGATGGACAACTAGGTGCTACTGGTGCTGCTGATATTGAAATCGAGATCACTGCAGTTTCTGCTGCTGATTATCCTGGTGCATTTGATGGAACGGAAACTAACAAGTTGATGCTTGCTACATCTCCTGAGAATGCTGCAGCAGGCATCTACATGTATTCACCAGAAACTGACTCTGTTGATCCTGACGTAGAGATTGAAATTCAGCAATATGTTCTAGACGGTAAGTACAACCTTCACAGATATAAGTGTTCTGTTGTTGGTGCTTCTGAGATTGAATCTTCAGTTGCACACATCTTTGATGTTCCTGCACCAAACACAACTCCACAAGAAGTATTTGTTAGAGTTGCTGCAAACATTCAAGGGTCTACGCTTCCACAACTTAGTGGTACACAAGCAAGTCTTGAAATTCCTACTGATACAATTTACTATGTACGTTATGTAAGTAACAAGCGTTTCACCTTGCATGAAAATATTTCAGATGCTGAATCTGGTGACAGAGCACTTACATTCGTAAGTGGAACTGGTTTAGATTTCTATGTCTACTCTAACAAGCGTACCTCACCAGTTAAGTTTGATCCTACGTACACTTCATCCATCAACACTACAGGTCTTTGGTATCTTAATGTTGTTGATGAAAGTAGTACTGCTAGTGTATATAATCGCTATAGCATTCTGTCTAGATTCCATGGTGGTGCAGAACTGTCTACTGACTATCAGTTTAAGACAGATCCTACACTTGATACCAGATATCTACGTGTTAAAGATCCTAGAGAGAAAGAAAATAGAGTCTACAGACTGCGTTATGTTGTTCCTTCCTATCTGGAAACAGTTCGTGACCCTCTCAATGGTTTCGTTATTAGAACTAGAACTGATGACAAGCGTCGTCTTGTTCCACAAAGAGTTCTACTCAAGCCAATTCAGGGTAATTCAATTACAACTGCTAAGTTCTATAACCCAATCGGTGCAACTGAAAGAATCGGTGCTACTAAGGCAGCATTAGCCGCAGGCGATAGCAATAGACCACTGGATCCAGCAGTTCTAGATCTGCTTCCTGAGCAACAGAATCTATATGATCCATATGTGGCACCTAAGCAAATTGAATTTGGATCTAAGATTGCATCTACAATTCAATCTGCTAAAGAAGTTACTCCTCTCGGACAATCAGATACTTTCCTTGAGGTGACTCTATTTGATCACACGATCATTAATGAGACAGTTAAGAATGAAATCTTTACGGTTGTTTCTGTTAATAACCTACAAGGTGGATACTTTGCACCTAATGCTACACAAAGCAACGCAGGCAATAAAATTTCTTGGTCTACTGTATCGGGAGATAATACTTCTCAAGGTACTGCATATCTTCAGGCAGAAGTTAATGATGTCGATGGATTTGCTGCTGGATATACATTTGTACTTAAGAACGTCGTAGGCGATCTATATTACGCACCAAATTCTATTGTTAGATTCACGCAAGGTGCTGCGAGTATGGATCTAATCGCTCAACCTAACTCTTTCGGTGATCTTGATGGATTGGATAAAGCAGTAAGAACTAACTATCTCTATAGAGTAGAAGGTTCTAATGTATATACTATTGCTCCTGGTGATACTGTTAGTGATGACGAAGGCAATAGTTACTATGTTTCTCAAATTGAAGACCAAGGAGATTTTGAAGATACCTTCTACATCTTTGACATTGATACTCTACAAGAACGTATTCCACAACAGCAAGATGGTATTTACTACCTAACATGTGTTCGTGGTAATATTTCACCATTCCCAACAGGTTCTGGTGTTGGTGAGAACTTTAGAAACTTTAAATTCTCTCAACCTATTTCTCAGTTGTATCCTATCAACTATAAGAATGACCCATTGTGGTTCCAGGTTGATGGTGGAACAGGTGTTAGAGATACTGCTATTGTTGATGTTCCTCAAACTGTTTCTGCTGCTGACAACTATGTTCATGGACTAGTAACAGTTAATGATGCTAAGTCTAGCAGCACTAGAGAAATGGTCGTTGACATGACCCTCAATAGTATGCTTGATCAGTATCAGTATACTAATAGCGTTACTTATACCAATCCTAATACTGGAATCTCCACAATTCTGGACAACAGAATTCAAGCACAGGAAGGTAACGCAACTTCTGGTTCAGAAGATAGAATGATTCCTATCTCTGGAGACTCACAGTTCCCAACAGAACGTAAACTTTACGTTGAACTTCGTAGACCATCTATTGCTAGATCTGGTAACCACACATTTGAGTATCTTGGATTCGGTCCAGGTAACTACTCAACTGGTTTCCCACTGCGCCAGGAAGTGGTCTTAACTGACAAACAGGACTTCTATGCTCAATCTAAGCGTGAAGACGGTGGTATCGTCTTCTACACGGGTCTGAACAGCAATGGTGACCTGTATATCGGTAACAAGAAAGTTAATGCTATTACTGGTGAAGAAACATTCCTTGAATCTGCTGCATTAGTTGATTCTGAGGACGAAGATGATGATATCGGTTCACTCGTTACAACGTTTGAATCGCCTGTAACATTCAACAATACCATTACTGTTGCAGGTAAGGCAACATTTGCTGGTCCACTTGATATTAGTGTTGATCCTCCAGAAGGAGCAGCACTTAGAGTTCAGTCAAATGTATCTGGTGGAACAGACGATATCACGCTATTCCGTGGTTCATGGCCTGACCCAACAGATGGTGACGTTGTTATTGCTGAGAACAGTGTTCGTGCTGCATTGTATAAACTCAATGCTAGACGCCAGATTAATAGTGTAGAGGGACAGAATTATTCGTTCAGAACGCATTTTGCTGCTGGCGAACCTTCTAACATTGTACCTTGGCAGAATAGTGACAGATACCTTACTGAACAAGAAGTTATCTATAATGGCACTGCCCCTGTTGAGTTTGGAGATATTCTATTAAAAGGCGATACAGTAGGACTAAGTGGATCTCTTGGTTGGATCTACGTTAATGATTACCTAACATTTGAAGGTTCTGTACTTAAAATCGAGTCTACTGGCACAGAAATTATCAAAGTTACGTTGGCTGCTGGTCAGACAAATTCTGGTAATAAGATTACAGAAGATTCCTTTATCAGAATTCAGAACTTCGAGAACACCGACATCAATGGTACATGGCCCATCACGTCGTTGCTGGTTGGTGCTCCAGTATTCACACCGTCTGCTTCATTCTTCTATGTTAGAACTGATACGGTAATTGATAGTGGTCTATCCTATGATTGGAGTAATCAAGCAACAGGTGCTGACATTCTTCGTTCTACTGCTAACTGGAAAGAAGTTGGTGTATTAGGTGCTGAATCAATCAGAACTAGAACTGAAGAACGTGGTGATTTTAGAGTTGGTATTAACACCGTCGCTAGAACAGATCATAATGCAGTCAGTAAAGGTAATGTTGATGACTTTACAATTCCTAGAGCAAACCTTGATGTTGTAGGTACTGCATTCATCTCTGGTCAGACCCTAGTCACATACGATATTGCAGGCAATGCAACTAATCGTTATGACGATAACTCGATGAATTCTGATGTTAGAGAAGCACTCACTGGTGGTGATCTAGCATCCCAAGGATTTATCAAGCAAGATAATGCATTCCTGGTTGGTGGTGATAGTAACAATCTTACTCAATCAGCAACTTTACGTGTTTCAACTAGTGATGTAGTAACACCCGCCACATCCACATATAAAACAGGTGGTAGACTTGGTGTTAACACCACGCTTGGATTGCTTCCTGAGCAAGAACTAGATCGCAACTTTGTTGTCTTTGGTGATGCTCGCATCACTGGAAACCTCAAGATTGAAGATGACATCAGTGTTGATGGTGGAGATATTAACTCTACATCAAACACATTCAGTTTCATTAACAACAACTCAACTATCCTTAACCTAATGGGTGAGGGTCAGCAAATTAACTTTGCTAACAATACAACACAGGATCAAACGCTTGCTATTGGTAACTCTGCTAACAATCAAGTTGTTAGAATTGGTTCCAATGCTGGCACTACATTATTGAGTATCCATAAGAACTCAACTACTGCTTCAGTTGATATTGCTACAGTATCTGCAGATCCTGCAAATAGTTGTGAAGTTTCTATTGGTGGTGCTTATGGCAATACTAACTCCAGCACATTGATTGGCACATATCAGACAATCGTTAGTGGTTCACTTGAAATTGGTAATGGTGTTGCTGCTGGAACTGGTACTTCTAATATCTTCTGTAGAACTAAAAAAGCAATTCTGTTCAGTGATGACAGAACTACACAAGTAGATGCATTTACAAGTGCAAACAGACTACTACTTGGTTCACTTGGTGGTACATCTACTATCAGAAACTCACTAGGTGTTGAGGCATCTTTGAGAGTAGAAGGTAACATTAGACTTAACGGTGGTACTAACGCTGGTATTATTGAGATTGGTAGAGGTAGATTCAGTACACCTATTGTTGCTCACAGCACTGGAAGTCTTGATCTTCCTAACATTGACTTCTACAAGTATCAGTCTACTGGTAGACAGATCGTTACTTCTGGTAACGCACTCTGGGGTGGTACAAATGACCTTGCTGGTGGTGGACAGATTGCTGGTTTCGATAATGTTCAAACTACTGATCCTAATAGCCTACGTGCTGCTGGTACTTACAGTTCTGTTCAAGCACAAGGTGGTCAAGGTGGTGGTGCCAAGTTTGATGTACTGGTTGCATTTGATGGTATTGTTACAATTACCATTACTGCTTCTGGTACGGGATACAATAACAACGATCAACTAACACTACCTGATGCTGCTTTAGGTGGTGGTGGTGCTCCTGATATCACTCTTGATATCAACGGTGTTAATGATCCAGGTAACGTCTATTACCTGCCTATCTCTACACCAGCAGCAACTGACTTCTTTATTGGTGATCTACTCCTACTTGATCGTGGCAACGCTGCTACACCTGATACAGTAACAGTTACTGGTGGTGGTTCTATTACAGGTCTTCGTGACGAAGCAAAATCTGAAATTGTTCGTGTTGTTGGTCTAACTAACCTTACAAACCCCAACGATTCTGAAGGTTTCCGACTTGCAGTCGAGAGAGCACAAGAAGGCACTGGTGATTATATTTCAGCAAATAATTATGAAGGTTGGACCGATCACCCAGGTGGTCAGTATGGTACTGTAATTGCTAAACTTATTAAGCAGAGTGCAGCATCATTCATTACTGGTTCTGATGTTAATCAGGATGATGAACTTGACCAGACTGAATTTGTTGGCATTGGTGCTGGTAGTGCTAATGTAAGAATTGGTGTTGCTGAATTCGGTGGTGTACTAACTACTCAAGATTTCTTGAGACTCAGCGGAACTGAATTTGTTTCTGTTGCTGATGTTATTGCTAGCGATGTTCAAAAACTAACCATCAATGATGGTGGTATCCCAGGATCTGAAGTAGTTACATTTGAAGTTGATTCTACTACTGGTGATATCATCTCTACTGGTTCACTTGGATTGGGACTTGGATACAACAGACTTACTGTTGATGGTAACAGTGGTAACATTGCAACCACAGGTACGCTAGATGTTAACAAATCCATTACTTTAAATGGAGCAACAGTTCCTCTTGCTGAAGTATTCAATATCAATAACGGTGCAGGACTTACAACCTTCCAGGTTGATTCTGCAACTGGCAACCTATTGATGAATGGTGGCAACATTAACATCTTTGCTGTTGATGGAATCACCCCACGTCTAACAATGGATGGTGTTGGTGACTTCAAAACATATGGTTCATTCTCTGCTCTTGGTGATGGACTATCTGAATTTGGAGGTGACGTTAAGATTGCTGGTGATCTAACTGTTAATGGTGGTGATCTCGTTGTTAACAAGAACGGAAGTGAAGTCTTTGCAGTTGATGATGATGGTTCAGTCAACATTGCTGGTATTAGTAACTACTTCTCACCTACAGGTGCGATGAAGTGGGAGTACTCAGCAGACTCTATCGTTATTGGTGAAGCAAATACTAACTACTTCTTGAATATTTCTGGAAATACTATCTTTAAGTTACCTGACTCACCAGAGATGGGTGACATGATTCGCATTATAGATATTGGTGGTACTCTAACATATAATCAGACACTAATTGTTCGTGCGTTTGCTTTGACTCCTATTCAAGGAACTACATCTAACACAGGAACTGCACTTGTTAACCTAAATGCAGGTTCACATACTGGTGGTGAACTAGTTGTCCAGACACCTAATGCGTCGTTTGGTTTAGTATACGCAGGAATTTCCACATCAGATGGTAATCCTGGAGCACCTGCATCTAAAGCAGGTTGGTATTTAATCGAGGTATAATTCTATGCCCTTCTATCAGGGAATTAAAACAGCAAAAGCTGCCGCCATCGGTACAATTATGCCCTGGACTGGAGCAATCTCCAAAATTCCAGCAGGTTGGATTGTATGTGACGGCAGTACTATTTCGGCACGAGATTTTCCCCTACTTGCTAGAACAATTCAAGATACTTATAATGCAGGTCCATCAACTTTTGGTGGTACATTTCCTACCTATTCAGGTGATATTGTACTTCCAGCATTGATTAATAGACCTTTATGCGATATTGAGTCAACGTATTTTGGTGCAGGTAATACAGGTTTACCTCAGGATGAAGACAGTCTTGCGTTTTCAGAAATTAGTCCATACATTGGACCAAATACTGATAACGGTGTTCCTAATACTTTCAATGACGTTGCAACTGATGTAATTTTTACTTTGAATGAACGTGAGGAAACTGCCGAAGGAAATTACTTCTACGGCGGAAAAATTTCTGGCAATTTTGTGGTCCCTGGAACTGGAGAAGGTTCTAAAACTGTATACTTTGGACCTAGAAAACTAGGAAGAGCACATTTGAAAGGACATAAACATGGTGGTAGGAATATTCCTACTATTGGGTCAACTAATCTTTCTACACCTGGAGAAGGTGTTATTCCATGGAGTAACGTCACATTTAACTTTGAATTAGATGTTACTGATAATGAACCAGGTCCATCTGGTGATACTTTGGAAATGTCATTCGATATGAATGATCAGCAACGTGGAAAAAATGGATTTGGTCAAGGACCAGCTGGCAGAACTGTTGGTGGTGTTAGAGCAGAAAGTCCACCTATTAACTGGACTCCAAAAGAATGTGTATGGAATCCAATTAATGTTAAAGAAACTGAACCAAGTAATCAACGTGGATCTATTAATGGTTTTTCGGGTGGTGTCATTGGTGGTAATTCAAATGATTTTAAAGAAGAAGCAAAATATAAAATTGGTGGGGGTGATATTATCATTCCATCTGGTTTTACCACATACTACGTAGATCAGGCTGATGGATCTAGAACAGAATATGATACATTTAATTCTAATCCTGCTTGGGATTTTAATTTAAACCAAGCATCTCCTGGTGTTCAAGATGTCATCAGACCACATACTCATGAAGAATTTGAAGTTAACTTTGTAAGATCTGGTTTGCAACCAGAATCTAGTCTTCAAGTTGACGTTTCTGCTCCCAATGCAAATCTAAACCTAGATAATACTAGAAACCAGGGTGTTTTGCAAATTAATTTTAATACCACCCAACCAGGCGTCACTACACTGTATCTAATTAGAGCATACTAATGGCAACATCCAATACAAATAACTACGCAAGAGTCAAATCAAAAGGTTTTGGTGGAGTAACAGGATCAATTCAAATCCATGCTACTCAATTTACCCAGAGTATTTCTGATCCTAATAACCAGACATGGAAAGATTATCTTCCAGGTGGGTTTTTGCCATGTAATGGTGCTATTAAAAATGCTGATGAATTTTATGCATTATCAGAAATTTTAGGCGTTGGTAATGAAACTAAGTTTAAAAAACCTGGTAGTATTGTACGTGACGCTGATCCAGATATTAATGATCTAGGACAATTTCAATTGCCTGATCTTGGATCTAAAGTTATTATTCCTAGTAGATCAGTTGGTGATTATATCAATTTTTTAGCAGATGATGAAGAAACCACTAGAGTTGGTCCAGCAGTAGAAGTTTTTTGTAATGAAGGAAATCAATTGACATGTGATTTTCTTGGTAGTTTTGAAGGTACTAAACAATTTGATAATTATGATTTTAAATCTGCTCCTAAGTATGCATTTGATACTACTTCTAGTACAGAATTTCTAGATATTGAAAATATTCAAGGGCATGCTCATAAAATGTCTAACCGTGGTGTTCTAAACTATACTGCACAGCATGCTGTTGGTGGTGATGGTAAAGACCAAGGTACTTTGTCAGGTAACTCTGGTTCTGGTAACTTCATGGAAATTAGTGATATCAGTAATCAATTCCCATCACAACATGAACATAGGATAGACAAACCTTCAGTTTATGAACATAATTTTCAATATCAACACGGATCTTTTGATATTCCTGCTGATGGAGTATATTCTACTGTAAATGTTGGCACAGAAAGTTTTAAGAAATTAGACAGAGCTACAACACCGTTTATTATCGTATTGTATATTATTAAATTTTGATATTATGACGTTTTTACAAAAGGTACAACAAAAGGGCAGAGAACGTATGGATATATGTGCTACATGTCCTGAGTTTAGATCTTCTACAGGACAATGTAGAAAATGTGGTTGTTTCATGAAAGCAAAGGTATTATTTCCTATTGCAGCATGCCCAATAGGTAAATGGTAATTATTTAAAGGTAAACTTAATGGCTAATTCAACAGTAACGGTTAGTTTTTCTTTTGGAGGAACGTCAGGAACTATTCCTGGTGGTGCCATTGGTGTATCATTTTCAGTTGGTGGTGGACGTGGTGGATCGGGTGGTTCTGATGCTGGCGGTCCTGGTGGCAGCGGTGGTAATGGAAGATATGGAAGTTTTAATATACCAACCTCATCATCGCCACGTTCATTTACTGGATATATTGGATATGCAGGATCTAATGGTCCTGGTGGTGCTGGTGCTGTTAATGGTGGTCCAGGTGGACAAAATGGTCCTATTAATGGAGATGGTGGTACTGGAGGTGCTGATGGAACTAGTGGATGGTCTGGATGTGGAGGTGGTGGAGGTGCTGCAGGAGCATTTTATCTAAATGGAACACTAGTAGCAGTTGCCGCAGGCGGTGGTGCTGGCGGAGGTGGATCCTATGCTTGTGGAGGACCACAACGTCCTGGTGGTAATGGAAGTGGTGGTCAAGGATTTAGTGCAACTAATGGTGGAATTGGTATAGGTAATGGTGGTAATGGTGCTAACAAAGGTGGTGGAGACGGCGGCGGTGGTGGCGCTGGTGGCGGCGGAGCAGGTGGTGGAGGCGGCGGCGGTGCAGGTACTGATTGTTCTGTTGGTGGTGGTGGCGGCGCTGGCGGTGGATCAAGATATCGTTCTGATTTAATTTCACTTGCCAGTCAAGGCGGTGTTGGTGGCAATGGATTTGGGTCTTTATCGTATGCATTAAGTATTGCTGAAATTAATAGTTTTACGGTAAGTGATAATTCTATTATTTTAGGAACAACAGTAACTTTATCGTGGTCTGTTAGTGACTCTAATTCCCAGTCAATTGATCAAGGAATCGGTGGTGTTGCTTCAAGTGGTAGTATCAATGTAACCCCATCAGATGATATTACATATACACTGAATGCGTTTGGTAATGGAGGAAATGATTCGGCAAATGTAAGTATAGTTGTATACGATCCTGTAGTTGCAGATATATACTCAACTCCTACTTCAATTGTTGCTGGTGGTTCTACAACATTACAATGGACTGTTACTGGGGATGCGTCAGGAAATGCTCTAATTGACCAAGGGATTGGTGCTGTACCATTTAGTGCTAATCAAAGTGTATCTCCAACTACTACAACAACTTATACCATATCCGCATCAGGTCCAGGTGGTTCAGATACAGACTCTACAACGGTTATTGTATATCAAAAACCACAAATTTCTGGTAATTTGCCATCTCAAATTAATTATGGTGATGCTTTATCCGTTCCAATAACCTATAGGTATGCATCTCAAGGTATTGCTGTTACTGAATCTTATTCATTTAGAGATCCTGCCACTGGTAATATTGTCAGTAGTACTCAATCTTCTACTATGCCTGCAACAGGAAACGATGAAAATTCTGCACAAGTAGTTAATAATTTTGAACCTAATATTCCTTGGGGTACAGAGGGACCATTCACTTGTCAGTTTACTTTAGTTGCTAATGGTAATGGTGGTTCTACTCAATTGAATACTAATGTTATTAATGTAGAGATTGATTTGGAACCAATCTATATTAATATACCAAATAGCGAAGATCAACTTCCAGGAGAACCAGAAGTTATTGCACCCGAAGAAGAAATTGTTATCAGTGATCCAATTGTCATTGAAGATATAGATATACCAGTGGAGATCAAAGCAAATAAACCTATTCAGGTTAAGTTTGATGATGATGATGGAGATATTGAAGCATCTTGGAATAACGTTCGCAAAAGTAGTTTATAACTATGTCCAGAATTACCCAACAATTAGTTCAAAACGGCACAGTTACAATTCCTCAATATGCAGAGGATATTCAATTTGTTCTTAGTGGTGCTAAAGGTGGAACTGCTGGTCCATCATATGATATCGATGGACGTGGTGCATTACCATGTTCCCCAACATATTATGGAGCAATTGGTCAGTATATGACAGGGACTCTTAGCAATAGTCTAGGAGGAAGTTATGGTTCTACTATATCAGTAATTCTTGGACAACCTGGAGCATATAACGCTGCTTCAGGAGGATATGATGCTGGATCTGCAGGAGGATATGGTTATCATTATGGCGGAGCAGGTGGTGTTCAACCAGGCAACGAAACTTGGTGTGCTGGTGGTGGTGGCGCAGGTGGCGGTGGATCTAGTGCCATGTTTTTGGGTAGTACTTTAATAGCAGAAGCAGGTGGAGGTGGTGGTGCAGGTGGTGGATGTGTAGATTTTCAGTTTTTAGGGGGACAAACTGGACAATATGGCACTACGATAACGACTAGTAATAATGGCAGTAATGGTGGCACTGGAGGCAATGGAAATACTTCAGCAAATGCTGGAGGTGGTGGAGGTGGTGGAGGAAACCCAGGCGGTAGTGGCGGCATTGGATTCGGTGCGGGTAATCATATTCCTGGAGGTGGTGGTGGCATGGGTAGTGGATATTATAATACTTCGTATGTAAATAGTGCATCAATTAGTAATCCATCACCAAGCACGAACAGTTTTGGATATTTTGAAGTTTCTTATGTGATAAACATTCCTATACCTCCACCTACAGTAAGTCTCACTTCAAATGATGCTGACAATACAGTAGTTACAGGTACTAATGTGACTCTTACCTATTCTGCTACTGATGTTGGAACTGGTGCTGGTGATAGTACTTCTTTTACTGCGACAGATGCTTTTGGAACTGTAACTAATCCTATTGCTAGTCCAGTGGGAAGTAGTGGTGTATATTTTCCTACTCCCTTAACTACAACAACCTATACATATACTGCAACTAATATTTCTGGAACTGCTACAACCAGTTTAACTATTACAGTTGTATTGGAACCACCAACAGTAAATCTTCTTTCAAGTGATGGTGATAATAGGATTAATCTTGGACAGTGTGTGAATTTAACTTATAGTACATCTGGATATTTTATTACTAATAGTACTTTAACAGGTTTAGCAAATCCAGGATCTAGTGGAGTAACGCAAGTCTGTCCTACTACAACCACAACTTATACATTTACATCAACTAATGCTGCTGGATCTGATAGTAAATCGGTAACTATTACTGTTATTCAAATACCAGTTGTAAGTCTTACTTCAAATGATGCTGATAATGCTATCATTCGTGGTCAGTCTATAGATTTAACATGGTATACTGGTAGTGATTTTATTACATCAACTTCTTTAAGTAATTATGGACCAACACCAGGAACTAGTGGTACTGCATCATTTTTCCCACAGGATACTACGTTATATACTTACACCGCAACAAATCCTGCTGGTTCTACCAGTGCTGGTTTAAGTGTTACTGTTTATATTCCACCTGAAGTTTCTATCAGTTCTAATTATAGTACACTTATTATTGGGGAATGTGCAACTCTTTCTTGGGTAGGAATAGCAAACAATGTTACATCGTCTTCCTTAACTGGTTATCCTGGTTCTCCAGGAACTTCTGGTAGTACTACAGTATGTCCTACATCAACAACAACCTATACATATTCAGTAACAAATTTAGGTGGAACTGATACTGCTAGTGTAACTATTATTGTTTATGTACCACCGACAGTAACTCTCACTTCAAGTGATGCCAATAATGCTATCATTCGTGGTGAATCTGTAACTTTATATTGGGGAGCAACAGGAAGTACAATGACTTTCACTTCCTTAACTGGTTACAATGGTTCTCCAGGAACTTCTGGAAATGTTACTGTCACTCCAACTGTAACAACAACCTATACATATACTGCAGTAAATCTTGGGGGTTCAGCTACAAAGTCAATAACTATAGTTGTATATCAAATACCACAACTTAGTGTCACTCAAGTTAGTGATATCGATTATGGAGAGTCACTAAGTATTCCATTGACGTATAGGTATGCATCTCAAGGTGTTTCTGTTAGTGAAACATATTCATACAGAGATCCTGCTACTGGAAGTTTTATTTCTACTACTGAATCTACTCAAGTATTGGCAGGAAATGGTGATGATCAAAGTGCTGCTGAAATAGTTACTACTTTCAATCCTAATATTACATGGAATGATCAAGGACCATTTACTTTACAATATAATTTTACTGCTACTGGGAATTCTGGACAGGTAATTGCTAGTACACCAATCATCAATGTAGATGTAGATTTGGTGCCTGTTGGTATGAATGTTCCATCTAGTACAGATCAGTTGCCAGGATCAGAAGTTTTGAGTCCAGATGATGAGACTGTCATAAGTGATCCTATGATGATTGAAAATATTGATATTCCAGTAGAAATTAAAGCAACTGAACCTATTCAAGTTAGATTTGATGATGAATCAACGTGGCATGATCTTCGTGAGAGTGACCTATGACCCAAGATTTTAGTTTTACAAGTAGATCTCCTAATACTTCAGGTTTTAGTGGTCAATATTTTGAGCCAAATTGGTCTAGTTTCATGAACATCTATAATATAGGTGGTAGTGATACTTCTGGTACTGCTGGTCCTAATAGAACATTTTATTGGACTATCACTTTTAATAATTATGGTAGGCAAAGATTTTATGCCAATTGTGATGATAGTGGTGCAATTTATATTAATGGCACCTATGAAATGGGGATGGGTGGTTTCCGAGGACAAAGTTTAGTCACTACTTCAAATTACTATCCTCCAGGTACATATACTCTTAGTGCTAATGCTAATAATAGTGGTGGTGGACCTTGGGGTATTGCCATAGATTGGGTTGGATATATCCCACCACCAGCAGGATGTACTAATCCCCTTGCTTCAAATTATAATTCAGGTGCATTAGTTGATGATGGATCGTGTATATTTCCTTCACCATCTATCACTTATAGTATTAATCCATCTAGTATTATTCAAGGACAAACGGCAACATTGAATTGGTCAGTATCTAATTCTACATCTCAATCATTTGATCAAGGTATTGGATCAGTTGCTAGTTCTGGTAGTAGAAATGTGACTGGTGTTATGAATACCACCACCTATACTTTATCGGCAACATATTATTCTTATACTAGTTCTTCTAGATCTTTAACTTTAACAGTATATGAACCTGTAGTTGCAGATATATCTTCTTCCCCAACTGCTATAATTTCGGGAAGTTCTACGACATTACAATGGACTGTTACTGGATCTACATCTGGAAATGCTATTATTGATCAAGGAATCGGTGCTGTACCATTTAGTGCTAATCTAAGTGTATCTCCAACTACTACAACAACTTACACTATATCTGCATCAGGTCCAGGTGGTTCAGATACAGACTCTACAACTGTTGTTGTATATCAAAAACCACAACTGACTGTTAATTTTCCGACTAATATTGAGTATGGTGAGTCTCTGTCTATCCCAATAACTTATAGGTATGCATCTTCGGGTGTCTCTATTCAGGCAACATATACGTATAGAGATGCAAATACTGGAAATACTGACGATGTTACTATTGTTAACTACAGTTTAACTGGTACATCTAATGACGAAAGTTCTCCTGCATTAAGTCAAAATTGGAGTCCAAATATTCCATGGAATGGTAATGGTCCATTGAGAGTTAATTTTACTGCTACTGCTAATGGTAATGGAGGAAGTACTTCTTTAAGTAGTAATTTTTATGATGTGATAGTTGATTTGACACCTATCTATATTAATATACCAATTAGCGAAGATCAAATTCCAGCAGACCCTGAAGTTGTAAGTCCAGATGCAGATGTTGTTCTTAGTGATCCTATTATTATTGAAGATGTAGATATAAGTGTAGAAATCAAAGCAAATAAACCTATCCAAGTTAGATTCGATGATGAGGAAACCTGGAACAATGTTCGACAAAGTTCTCTATAAATATATCATGGCTTGTAAGTACCTGTAGAATAAGACAAGATGCCAATATATCAGTATTCAACTACACCACTATATGCGTCAGACGGACAGACAGTTCAGTTCCGATATGAAGCGCCGCTAGATTATGCGGATATTCAACAGGTAATTATTGAAATTGGTGATATTGTCACTTTTTGGGTAATTGAAACTATCCCAGAAGATATTGCACCAAATCCATTTGATCTAAGGGAAATTAATCCAGCTGAAATACATGATCCACCAACCAATCCTCAAATCTATACATATGCTGAGACTGCTGCTGGTCCTGATGCTGCCCCTGCAGGTGGTGGAGGTGGTACTCCATTAAGACTTGGAGAAGAAGTTATTACGGTTTCAGGTCTTTCTGATGGTACAGAAGTAAATTTGATCGTTAGTAGTAATGGTCTAGTTGCAGATGAATGGGCATGGAGAGTAAGAAATTGGAACGGAACATCATATGATGCATGGCCTGCATTTACTACAGGATCAAACTGGCCATCACCTGTTCCAAAGGTAAAAAATGAAGATCAGATTCAAGTTAGAACTGCTTCAACAGTATTTGCAGCAGATAAAAGAAAACTTACTGTTCAAATTGGTTCTGCATCTGCCGACTGGGAACTACTAACAGGTTCATTACCTGTCAATACACCAACACCAGCACCACAATTTCAATCATTAAACAATTTAAATTTAGGTGATATTGTATACAGTAATGTTGTACAAATTGCTGGTCTCACATCATCAACGGCAATAGTTAGTATTATACCTGGTACTGGTTCATTTGCTATTTCTAATAGTAATGCTACAACAACAAACGCAGATAATTTTGAGGTATTAACTGGTGCTAGTTTTGGAACTAGCGGTACTATTAGTAATGGTCAATATCTCCAGTTAAAAGGTGTAGCGTCATCTAGTTCTAACTCACAAGTAAACTATAATGTTTCTATTGGTGATGGTATTAATGTTTCAGCATGGTTGATTGAAACTGGTGTTGGTGTTGATCTAATTGTAGATTCATTTTCATTTCAAGATTTAGTTGAGCAAGTACCTGGTACACAAGATATACTATCAGAAATAGAAACTATTAGTGGTTTAACTCCTGGTGTTACAGTTCCAGTTACTGTTAATAGTTTTTCTCCACCAGAAGCACTTCCAAGAATTAGAGTTAATAGTGGTTCGACTGGTCCTATATCTAACATTTTCGTAGGTAATAATAGTACCATTCAATTGGTAATGAATGCTCATCCTGACTTACCTATTGCTCCTGGAACAAAATCATCTAGTGTTAGTATTAGTGTAGGTAATAGAATTATTAATAGTTGGGATATTAGCAATTGGTATGGTCCTGATGAAACTCCATCATTTGTTGATCCTGCTGATGCTATAAACCAAACTCCAGGTGGTACAGGTGTACTTGGACCAGTTCTTTTAGAAAATTTCAACGTACCTATTCAAGTTTCGATTACAAATCCAATTGCGTATGATGAATTTGATGTAGCAACTGGTGAGTCGGTTAATCCTATCTTGGTTTCTATTGATGGTGGTGTAATTCAATCACTTCCAGCAACAGTTCCTAATAACCCAACAGGTCAACCTGTATCAGTTGTATTCTTTACTGATCAACCAGGAAATGCTAATGTTGATCCTGTACAAGGTCTATCACATTACCTAGAATTTGACATTACATTTGGTCTTGCTCCCACTACTACAGTAAAAGTTTTTAACTATGCAGTGAAACCTACACCACCTGCATATGTTAGTCAGTGGTATACTAACAAAAATGATAAGTTTGATGAGGCAGCATATGAAGCAGCAGGATCACCTGTAGCAAATGCTGCTGATTATTATAGTGCAAGTAAATTTGATGGTTTGACAATTGGTACTGTTGTTGCTGTACCCAAAGAAACTATTTCTGGATATGGTGATCTTGCAAACAGATATCCTGGATTCCTGGAATGTAACGGACAACAACTTTTTGCTGCTGATTATCCTTGGTTGTGGGATAGTATTGAAAATACATATGGTGGCAACGCTAGTTATGATGAGGCAACTAAAGTATATTCAGGTGAGTTTAACATACCTGACTATAGAAACAAAAGACTAGCAGGTAAAGGTATTGTTGATTCATCTAGAGGTGCATCTGCATTCTTAGAAGCAACTAATCCTGGTGGTTCTTATGATATTGTTGGATCTACTGGTGGTTATTGGTATGTGTCTGATGTAGGTGTTGCTGGTCCTGATCCGTTAGAGCAAGTATTCACTACACCAGGATCTAATCAAGGTACAGAATCTCCATTCTATGTACTAGGTACACCAAAAACATTTGGTTTATCCGAACTAACAGGTGAAGTTAGCTTTACTGTTACTGGTAGTGTTAAGGCTACTATTGGTCCAGTACGTGAGCAAAGAATTGGTGTACCACCACATGACCACTTCTTTGTTGTTGGGCAACCAGAAAATGCATCAGGTGATCCAGTAATTCCTTGGGAAGTATGGGCATACTATAAAACAGAAAGCGATTCGGGTCCAAACAGTGACTCAACAGGATCAAGAGAAAGTGGTGAGAAACAAGATGAACCATCATCTGATACTGTATATTCTGAATGGAAACAGCTAAACGAACTTAACGCTTCTCAGTTTAACCAAGCATTAGCAGATACTAATGGTGGATCACTAGAAGATGAATTGCCATTAGGACCAGAAGGATCTAACTCAACATCAACATTTGGTAACTATTGGGGATCACCTACTAGTGGTCTGCCGAATCAAAATGGATTGTTTAGAAAAGCACCAGGCATTTCACTTAATGATGCTGGTGTTCTTGATACAAAGGAAGCGAAAGCTAGAATTGATCAATATGTATCACCGACAGCAGAAGCAACACATGCTCACCAACTAGGAACAATTGAAGTTACTGATCTTGCTACGGATTATACCTATGGTAATGGAAATGCCTTTGGTGGATTCACTCAGGGTCTAGCAACATATGGATCTGATACTGAAGTGACGTTCAACCAATCAGACGTTCAAATTGAACTAAATGAGGCAAACTTTACTTGGAGTAATTCAAGCAAACCAATTCCTAGCGTAGCACTGGATCCACAAAGAAGGGTTCCTATCCTAGCACCCTTCCATAAAATGAAATATATAATAAAGGCGTATTGATATTATTCATATGAAATTTGGAAATGGTGAAGATAAGACAACACCTTATCGTCCTCTTAGTTTAATGATCGATGAGCGAATGACCGACTATGAGTGTGAGGATTTCATTGCAGTCTGGGAAAACTTTGTTCCTGCAGCATTTTGTGATCAATTGATTAAATGGTTTGACAATAAACTTAATAACGGTCAGGTAGATTTTCATGCAAGTGATGAACTAGAAGAAACCGAATTTGGTGAAGATACTGATCAAGATACTGAAAGCGTGGTTGCTTATGGTGAGCAGCAGTATGGTAGTAATATGAGACGTAAAGACAAGTCTATTCTTGTTAATTACGCAAATGAGAAAATTACATATCAAGTTAATCAATTCTTGAAATCATGTGTTGCTCATTATATACATGAGTTTGGACAACTTAAAGGTGTCGGGATGTTTTCATCTGACATCAAGATGCAGCACACAACACAAGGTGGTGGATATCATCTATGGCACTATGAAAATTCTTCTGGTTCACATGCTGCTAGAGAACTTACGTGGATGATTTATCTTAATGATGTAGATGATGATGCAGGTGGGGAAACCGAATTTTTATATCAACATAGACGCATTAAACCAACAAAAGGAACAGTTGTAGTCTTCCCTGCAGGTCTCACTCATGTGCATAAAGGTAATACTTTACTAAAAGGTGATAAATATATTGTGACAGGTTGGTATATCAAAGCGTCAATATGACAACAACACCAATAGTAACAAGAAGACCTTTACTGCAGATTGATCTGGTCAATCAACGTGTTATCATGGCAAATGGTAATGTGCCTGATACTCAGACTGATGATGAAGGCACATTCCAAGCCGTCGATTTTTCTGATGAATTAAAAACTAAGTTTCTTGAAACAATAGGAAACTTCTGGAATTCAGAAGATGATAAACTTGAGTTTTTTGCATATTATACTGATAAAACGTTTATTGTTCAACGTAAACGTAAGAAATATGATTTCAAGAGCGACTCCAATTACTTTAGTCAATACCAATTCAAGGGTGCAACCCAAGAACAAGGTGACTATGTATTTACTGCTGCTAAAGGTATTTTCAGTATTCGTTTGGAAGGAAAACGAAGAATAGCACTTGAAAGTATTTCTGCAGTTGAAAAAGAAGTTTCATATTTTGAGGCAAAGTATCTCAAGCGTAAGCGTGAGAAGCGAATGATGCTAAGTGCAACCGATTGGCGTGTACTTCCTGATGTTACTGATAAGTATGAAGGTGAAAAGGATCAATGGATTGCATGGAGACACTTGATTAGACAGGTAACTGTTCCTAATCCAACCAAGTTTGATACTATGCTTGACTTTGCTAAGTCAATTTATAATATTAAATATCCTATTGACCCTGCAATTTATAGAGAGAAGTATCCTGATGGCAAATTAGCAGATGGTGAGACTGATGCACCTGCATATCTAGACGAAACTGATGAAAATCAGTGGGTTGGATATGATACATATGCATCTAAGGACTTTGTTAACGAAAGAGTGCTCAATGCTCTAATCTATGCTAAAGTACGTACCAAGTCTCCAATTTATGTTGAGAAAAAAGTGAGAGATATTATTAAGGCAATGGACATTGAAAGTATTGATCCAGATTTTGATTCCGAACTATTTAAAATTGCAGAAGAATGATTTATAGATTTAAATTACTCTCACCCGATGAGTTGAAGCGAATAAACTACAAATTTAATGATTGCACCCATTGGAATTCGGGTAAGGTGCAACTTAATGGCGAAAGTGTTGAAGATGGTCAAGTTAAATGTAACAAGTTCATTGATCAACACTCATCAGAATATAAGTATTGCATTGAAATAATTAATAAGGCATTGCAGAAAAGCAAACGCTTTAAAACAACATATGCAATGAAAGATATCACTCAACCAATGCTCACTGAATATGAGACTGGTGGACATTACAATCTTCACATTGACTCCGTTGAGATTAATAATCTTAGAACAGATCATAGTATGACTCTGTTTTTGAATGAACCAAGTGAATACGAGGGTGGTGAGTTAGTTCTCAGTCTTTCTGATACTGTTCAAAAAATTAAAGAACCAGCAGGAATGCTTGTAATATATCCTACTGGACTACTACATGAAGTAACTGAGGTGACATCTGGTCATCGCCGTGTTGCAATTATGTGGTCACAAAGTCTTATCGATGATTATCTACTGAGATCTCAGGTTATAGATTTAGGTAGAGCAATTGGTAATGTCACTCACTGGTGTAATAAGAATAATGTGGATGCAAAAACTACACAGAATCTGTTAGTTCCACTTGAGCAAGTTAGAAACAATTTTGTGAGAGAATATGGAAGTTTTGACTAATGTCTTTACAAAGAAAGATCTAAAATCTATTCAAGAAAAAATAAGACAACCAAAATGGAGATATGGACACGGTTCTGATAACAGTAATCCATTAGGTGTACCATTCTGGATCATGGAATTTAATGATGATCCTTTCTTTAGTAAATACTTACTAAATATTATTAGGACCAAAGTTAATGAACCTGGTCTCGTACTGGAACATGTTTATGCAAATGGACATGTATTTGGTGATAAAGCAACACCACATGTTGATTCAAATAGTCAAGATGGTAGAACATTTTTGTTTTACGCTAATGATGTCTGGGATCCTCTATGGGGTGGCAGCACAGTATTTAATATGGGCAATGGTCAATATGCATATATGAAACCAGAACCCAATAAGGCAGTATACTTTCCAGGTATGATTCAACACCATGCTGAAGAAGTTTCTAGAATGTATACTGGTTTGAGAGTAACAATAGCTTGGAAATTAAATGGAGCTCAACACTAACTACAACACCGCATACATGCATGACTTCATTGGTTCTGTTGCAGCAACCAAGGAGAAACCTATTATCTTTATTAGATCATGGGGTTGGAATAATACCACTGATGTGAGTGCTATTAATGCATCAATGGACTTGTATAAAAGTATATTGCCTCTTGATATATGGACATCAATGCATGTAAGTGAGTTTACTTTTATTGAAGCAGAAGATCTAACCCTTGCTGTGGATTGGTGTGATGATGTATTTCCTAAGAGTCAGGAAAGTACTACCAATCAAGCAAACTACGTCTTCTATGCTGTATATAATACTGTAGGTCAACTAGTTTCATCTAACGAATAATGGCATTTTTTCAAGAAGAAATTGATACATGTAAACTGTACAGTATGAATACTGGTGAGTACTTGTGTACCTACGAAAGAATGTGGGCAGCATGTACTTCTATTGTTGATACTAGGTATTCTAGTCCATTTACAGATGAGATGAAGTCAAAGTTGACTCAATATTTGTCATATAATGATGAAGATCTGGGTCTGGATACATCTGCTACATTAGCAAGATATGCAGAAGTGTGGCATAAAGATAATGTAGTAGAGAAGGCAGCAATCACAACTGAGATACCATTCACATATCTTTCTGATGGTAGGAACTACTTCAAGACAAAGAAAGCACTTGAGTTAGTTGATGAAACCATGCAAGTATGCACAGACATGTTTTCGTGGAGTTCTCCTACTGATGTATATTTTGATAAAATCTATTGCGATCAGAACTGTAATACTATTGGACTGTCAGTTAGTCCTACCACACTAAATCCTCAATA